CGCACGGTATCGAGCTGGAATAGACAGTGGAAAGAAATATTTGCGGGCACACCACTCGCAAAGATTCCACTCGTTTGCATGCACGGCGGAATGGAATTGTCGGTCATCGACCAAGTGGAGTAATCATGATCTACGGTCTCGTCGATGGCGTTGCGGTTCCGGTTGTTACTGTTAATGGTTTCGTTCCCGGCGACTTGCAATTCATCAACGGTCGATGGGTGATAGTAACTGCGGCTTCCAGTGCTCGTTTGACGGTGACAATGAGCATGCGAAAAGGCGACAATGGCAATCGCTCCCAAACATCGCCGGCTGAAACGAACGGTTGAACAAACCGACACGCGGCGAGTCTCGGCGTCAGGGGCTGGCTACGATCACCACTGGACGACGGTTGTAGCCCCAGCAATCCGCGAACGTGACGAATGGTTGTGTCAGCAATGCGTGCGTGAGGGTGGTCTTGCTCAGGCGATGGAAGAGATGATGAGTCGTCCGATTGTGACATGCCAAGAATGTCGTGGTCGGAAACGGCACTGCGGTCTATGCAACGGAACTGGAAAGCATGCTCGGCAACCGCCAGTGGATCATAAGAAACCTGGTCATGTTTGCACGCCAGAAGAGTTCATTGATCCTGCGAATCTTGAAGTTCTGTGCGAGGCTCACAACCAGAAAAAGCGTCACATGGATGAGCAGAGATACGGGAGTGCGAAGCGATGATGTGCTGGATGGATAGGGTTGCGGCGATTGCATTTGGTGTTGTTCTCTTAATGGCAGTTGTAGCCGGTGTGTGCGATATCGTTTGTTGGTGCGTTCGCCAATTTGGATGGAGTTCGAAAAGATGATTCAATCGGTTCCAGAGTGGGTCAAGAACGGCGAAAAGGTGACGGTGGTTGCTAGCTCCCATCGTCATGCAGTGATGTGGGCTAGTGAGGTCGGCGCGACTCCACGGCAGGTCAGGTATGCGGGCAATCCATTCAATCTGAATGGAATATCCGGTCGCGTCATCGTCTTGCCAGATGCGTGCTATCACAAAAACTACGATGAGATAATGGACGCACTGAATGCGGCACGGCATCACATCACAATCGAGCATGTGGCATGAGCGAAGACGACCGAACCGCCGAAGATGGCATGGCTGGAAAAATCGCGGCAACAGTGATGCGTCAACTCGGGTTTCGCGAACCGTTGAAGCATCCGAAGTGGCAGATTGTCGCGGATGAAGTTCAGGAGGTCATCAACGATCACATGGACACGATGACGCGAGTGGCGAACCGGAATGCGGAGGCGAAATGAGCGACGAACTCCAACACTTGCGTGAAATGGAGCGAAGTTCTGATGAGTTCACGGTAAGAACTGCATTGCGAACGGCGATTGAGTTACTGGAGTCGAGGCCGTATGCCGTAGAGGTTGAGAATGGCGCGGAGCGCCCATTGTGGGACGTACGAGAAACGCTGGTGACACCGCGTCAAATAAAGGCGCGGATTCGATATCAAGGCGGAGTAATTGAAATGATCGCGGTCTCGTCCGACGTGATACTGCACATGGGCTAACCAACTGAAATCCCATGCGGGATGCCGGGAACATCTTGGCGGCTAGCTACTTCCCAGACCCCGGCAATCCCGCGAGAGAAACGAGGAGTTGACAGCATGGAAACACCATTGAGCGAGATCGACAGCACGGTTCCGGACGGTGAATACTATGGAATGTGGTGTGGAAACCGCGTACAGTTCAGCACACATCCCGGAGAGGGTCACGCAAGCACTGGAAATTTGTACGTGAAGGGTAATGTTCCGTGCGTAGTCACCGTCGCTAACGGCGCGGCAACAGTGCGGGAAACATGCAAGTAGGTTCTCGCGGCTAGCTCCCGCTGAGATTGATAATCCGACAAACCCGCATGGGAGGCACAAGGAAGCCTCCAGATCAGCAACGACCACGCTAAAGACGTGCAGGATTACATCGACGGCGTTCTCGACGGCTCCATTGTCACGGGCCGGTTAGAACGTCTGGCGGTGCATCGGCACGTTCGCGATTTGGAATTGGCTGGCGAACGCGGGTATTACTTCGACTCGAAGAAAGCATTGGCGGCAATCGAGTTCAGTCGGTGCTGCAATCTGTTCGAGGGCGAGTGGGCTGGTAAACCGATTCCGTTGCGTGCCGAACAGAAGTTCATCGTCTGGTGCCTGATCGGTTGGCGTCAGTCAGTCGATGGTCTGCGTCGATTCCGACAGGCTCAAATCGAAGTCGCTCGCAAGTGGGGTAAGAGCCATTTCGCGGCGTACTTGGCGTGCCTGTTCCTATTCTTCGACGACCCGATTGAGCACGGCGCACAGTTGTATGTCGCGGCGACCAAGCAGGATCAGGCAAAACTCGTCTGGAACGCTGCCCACAAGATGATTGAACAGTCTCCAGCATTGCGGAAACTGGCGAAGATCACACCGTCGCGATTGCTGATCGAACTACCGAAATACGACTCGACTTTTCGGCCAATCGCTTCCGATTCCAAGACGGTCGACGGATTCAATCCGCACGTCGTCATTAAGGACGAAGAACACGCATGGCGAGAAATGCACCGTGGACTTGCTGACACTCTGGCATCCGGTTTTGGTGCTCGGTCGCAGCCAATCACGATCACAATCACGACATACGGCGATGACGACTCCTTGATCTGGATCGAAAACCACGATTACGCGGTGGACTGCCTCGAATCCGTGATTGACGGCAACATCATCGACGATTCGTGGTTTGCGTTCATCTGTGCATTGGACTACCGCGAAGAGGATTCTCAGGCGGTCGCGTGCTACGCGTGCAAGGGCGAAGAATGCCCGTGGTGTGATGGTTCTGGCGTTCTGCCGATTGACAATCCGTACGACGAATCGATCTGGCGGAAAGCGAATCCCGGAATAGGCAGTGGGGCAGGATTCACGCCGAAACTTGAGCGTATGCGAGAAGCGGCGAACGTCGCGCGGCAACGTGCGGACAAGCAACCGGAGTTCTTCCAGAAGAATCTGAACATTCGCGTCGCGGCAAAAGGCAAGGTTATCACGCCGGAAGCATGGGCATCGTCCGCTGGTGAACTCGGCGATTTAACCAGCACGAAAGGATACGGCGGAATCGACCTTGGCCGAATGAACGACTTCGCAGCGACGGCGATGGTGTTCCCGTTCAATGAAGTGGATGACGACGGGCAATCGTTCATCCGCTACGAATCAATGTCGAAAGTCTGGACAGTCGAAGATCGCACGCCAGAAATGAGCAAGCCGTTTATCGAACAGTGGATTCGTGACGGACACCTGATCGAACATCGCGGAAACGCCGTCGATTTCATGCTGGTTGAGGAATCAATCCTCGAATGGCATCGCGACTACATCATCGGCGACTGGGCGTATGACAAGACGTTTGCACACCAATTAGCACAGCGATTGACTGCTGAAGGCGTCGAGATGTTCGTGTTCGGCCAGTCGCACAAGTTCTACACGGAACCGATTACGGAACTACTCAAGATCCTCGGTCAAACTCGCAAGGTGAACGGAATCGACGTGCCGCTGTTCAAGCATGACGGAAATCCGTGCGTGGCGTGGCAGGCTGGAAATCTGATCGTCGACCGCAACAACCGTGGCGAGTCGATGCCGGACAAATCGAACGGCAACAACAAGATTGACGTGATGGTAGCACTGCTGATGGCGTTCAGTGAATGCCTGTATCACCAAGGCAGCGACGGATGGGTTTACACTCCCGGCACATTGGCACTTTAAGGATAATTACGCATGAACGGATACTTTCGAGCGGTGGCCGATTGGCTGGGTGGATTCTTCAATAAGCGAATCTGGTCCAGCACTGGCGGGGGTCGCAAAACAACTTCTCAGGAGGTTGTCAGCGAAGATAGCGCTCTCAATAACGCTGCGGTTTGGGCAGCAACACGATTGCTTTCGGGAACTGGCGCATCATTGCCGTTTCCGCTCTACAGTGGCAGTGATGACGATACGCGAACGAAGGAACGGACACATCCGGTTTACAAACTGTTGAACGGTAGCCCGAATCCAGAGATGACCGCCTACAACTTCCGGTCGATCATGTGGCAGTGGCAAATCAACTGGGGTAACGCCTATGCGGAAATCGTTCGTGAGGGAAACATTCCTGAAGGAACTCCCGTCGCGTTGTGGCCGTTGCATCCAGACCGCGTTGAACCATGTCGCGATGAGAATGGTGTCTTGTACTACAAGATTCGCGGCGATGCTGGCGGCGTGACTGTCGAACTCGAATCGTGGCAGATGCTGCACATTCCATCCGTGCTGACGTTCGATGGTATCGTTGGGCAGGGCGTAATTACCCGTGCTCGGGAGTCAATCGGCGCTGGTATCGCGGCCGAAAAGTACGGCGCTCATTGGTTTGGTGGCGGTGCTGTACCTCGCGCCGTGATCATGCACAATGGCAAGTGGAACGACGAGCAGCGTAAAGAATTCGCCCGCGAATGGGACGAAATATACGGCGGTCCAGACGGTCGACGTATGGCAGTGCTCCAAGGTGGTGCCACTGTTCAGCAAATGAGCCTGTCAGCCGAAGATTCGCAGTTTTTGGACACTCAAAGGCTATCCGTCGAGGTCATTGCACGCTGGTACGGTGTTCCGCCGTTTCTGTTACAGCACCTGCTTAACGCGACGATGAACAACGTCGAAGAACTCGGTATCGGATTCGTGCGTTACAGTCTGGTGCCGTGGCTCAAGGTCTGGGAGCAGTGCGTTTGGCAAAAACTCCTGACGCCGGAAGAACAATTGACCATGTTTGCCGAGCATAACGTGTCTGCGTTGATGCGTGGCGACGTGGAAGCTCGCAAAAACTTCTATCAAACGATGATTACGCTCGCGGTGATGAACAGAAACGAAGCCCGCAAGATGGAAAACCTCGATCCAGTTCCGGGCGGCAACACGTTCCTGATCCAAGGCGCGATGGTTCCCCTGGATGACGAAGGAAAGCCAGTCAGCGACTTCACGGGAAACACGCAGCAGCCGAACCCGCAAGGAAATCCGCAAGGTGGTAACCAGACCGCGTTGAACGTGGTAAATGCCGTCGAAACTCGCCTGAAACGCATCATTTCACACGATTTGAGTCGGTTTTTGACCAAGGAAACTAAGGCAATCACCAGTTTCGCCAAGAAACCGAAAGAATTTTTGTCACTGCTCGATGGGTTTTATCTTGAGCATTCGCCGCTCGTCATGGATGAGATGTCCGAGACGGCAGGGGCGTTGGTGATGTGTGGCGTCGAAATCGACGTGAACGGATTCGTGTCCGAATGGGTCCGCAGTGGCCGAGAGATGATTGTCGATGCGTCTGGAAACGCAAAACCGGATGAACTTCAGACGGTAATTCAGTTGGCTTTGGAGTCGAGAACGTGGATTGAACGGCCAATTCGTGCCGTAGAAGGGATTGAAGCATGCAAACGCTCAGTTGCGATCTGTGGGTAATCGAGGATTACGCTTTCCGGCAGTTCAAGGCCATCGCTGGAGGATTGCGAACGCTACCGAATCAGGAACAGGCTCGTGCGGCGGCGGCAGTTGCTCCACGAACCCAGAAGACCATCGGGATCATTCCCGTGCATGGTGTGCTGGAGGCTCGACCGTCGTTCATCGGTGAAATGTTCGGGATGACGAGTTATGAACGGATCGGGAACGCTGTTGACACGCTGATGGCGGATGAATCAGTCACGGCAATCGTGATGGATGTCGCGTCTCCTGGTGGAATGGTGTACGGCGCTCAGGAGTTGGCGCAGAAAATCTACTCGTCACGCGGCAAGAAGCCGATTATCGCAGTTGCCAACCCAATGGCGGCATCTGGTGCGTTCTGGATCTCATCTGCGGCAGATCGGGTTGTCGTGACTCCATCGGGTGATACGGGATCTGTCGGAGTCATCGCCGAGCACGTCGACATTTCGAAGGCACTGGAGTCACAGGGCGAGACAGTGACGACGATTCGCAGCACTGCCAGCCCGTTCAAGGGTGAGGGAAGTGATACGGAACCGCTGTCAGATCAGGCAAAAGCTCACATGCAGTCGCGAGCCGATGCAATCTATCAGCAGTTCGCGGGAGACTTGGCGCGATTCCGTGGCGTTTCTGTCGAGCATGTCAACGCAAAGTTTGGTCAAGGTCGCGTTGTCGCATCAGGCCCGGCGATGGCAGCGAAGATGGTTGACCGAGTGGACACATTGCAGGGCGTCGTCATGAAGTTGATGGAAGGTCGAATCCGCCTCGGTGGAAACTCCGCTCAAGATCAGTGGGAGATTCCGACTCCGCGAGAATTGCGTCGTGAACGTGTTGCGGCGATTCAGGCCGCACTGACCGTTAAGGAGAATGAGAATGGCGAGACCTGATTGCCCAAACTGCAAAAAGACCGTTGCCGTTGTCGGAACTCGCGTCGATGACGTGATCCGAACGCGGTATCTGGGTTGCCGGAAGTGTGGTCATCGGTGTAGTTGTCCAGAATGCGTTCCGGCGAGTCAGTCACCGAAGCGCGCTGGCGTCGGTCGACCGCGAAACTGATCCGCAAATCATCTATGGCAGGTGTCTCGGCAGATGTCGCAAAAAGCGAGTGAAATCGGATTGATGATTCGTGCCGATCAGTGAAGATGACTGACAGGAGGTGCGAGATGCTGAGAATGGCGAGTCGGATTGCGGCGGATGGCGTGTTTGTGCTGGACAATCCACGATGGGATGAGGAGGAGCGACATCGTGTGAATACGGTAGCATCTGAAATTCAAAGGATCGCTGAAACATCAGTTTCTGTTATTGCCGACAATATCGATGAATACCTGATGCGCGTTGGAGGAGGCGAGTTTATTCGCCCAGAATTAGCACCAATGCCGATGCCTGCGCTGGACGAAATGATTATTGAGTGGAAGGTGAATGGGCATCGTGTGATAGGGCAGTGTGCGGCGATTATTATATCGCAGGATGCGGAGGAATGCCCGTTTGTTGCGCCTCCCGGCGGATTTCGCAGAGTGGTGATTCATGGCGTGGCTGAGTGCGGCGGTCGCGCTGTGTACGACGGAAGTTGCAATATGTGGTGGTGCAGTCGCGATGGAACAATTGTCGGAGATGTTGCGATAGCCGGTGGATGGAGTTCCGGCGAGTATCCAGTGGCAATCCCAATGGCGACGCTCTCATTCATGAATTGCAAAAATGTCGCCGATAAAGACGTAACCGAATCCGAAGGCCCTTCAGCCAAATGGATTCGTCGCCAGAAGGCCCCGACTATTCGCTACCACGTTCTTGACATCAACCCGATGAAGGAGGTGCTGCGAACTGAAGGAATCATTGAAGCGAACGGACTCAAGAAAGCGTTGCATATCTGCCGTGGTCACTTTCGCCGCTGCGAGCGACCATTCGGGCGAGACAAGCCAGAAACGATGTGGATATCCTCACACGTTCGAGGGTCAGCAGAACACGGCATCGTCGATAAGGATTACCGGGTCGTCATGAACTGAATATAGCAACATTCAAACCACCTCGTCTGGACATCCACAGACGCGACGATAGAGTTATTCCACAACCTAATTCAACCAGCCGCGCGGAATTGTCCATCGACACTAATCCGCGTGACTGAGACGGTCGCACACAAACGCCATCGCGTTTGGACGCTTCCAGACAGCTAACACCTGTCGGGCAGTTTCTGAACGTCATGGCGTTTAGCTTTTTCTGGCTTACAGGCTCCCGACACAACAGGGAGTCACGCAAGTGAGCCAAAACGCATCTCAGATCAAGGTCCGACTGAAAGAAATCGCCACTCAACTTACCGAGTTGACCGATGGTGAAGGTGTGCTGAATGACGAGCAGGAGGCAATGTGCGTCGCTCTTGAAAAAGAAGCCGAATCGCTCACGTCAGACCTGTCTGTACTCGAACTGCAAGAATCGAAGGCCAATCGCCAGCGGAGAGCTCAAGAACTGCTCGCAACAGCCACGGCATCGAATCGTGTCACCACGCCAAACCGCACTGGCACCAACATCACTCGGCAGCGATTGTCGATTGAAGACGATCCAAATCGCGGTTTTAAGTCGTTCGCCCATTTCGCCAATGAAGTGCGAACCGCTGGAGACAATCCGCAAAGCAACGCGATGCTGATGCAGGTCGCTGCTGGAACCGGGCTGTCTCAGTCGATCAACACCGATGGTGGCGTGCTCGTTCCTCCCGGATTCTCGAAGACGATCTGGGACAAGGCGATGACCAAGAGCAATTCGCTGCTCAGTTATTGCGACCAGATCCCGGTTGATGCTGGTGTCGAGTCGATCACTGTTCCGGCGTTGTCGGAAACCAGCCGCGTTGACGGAAGTCGTCAAGGTGGGGTTCGCGGTTATTGGAAGAGCGAACTCAGCCAAATGACGGAAAGCAAGGCGGGGTTCCGTGAAGTGAAATTCACGCCACACGAACTCTACGTGTTCTGCTTCATCTCCGACAAATTGCTGCGGAACTCTCCAGGCACTGCATCTAAGATCATGGAAGATGGTGCCGCTGACGAAATCGCGTTCAAGGTCGGTGATTCCATCATCAACGGTGATGCGGTTGGAAAGCCTCGCGGGGTGCTTGGTCACGCTGCAACTGTGAGTGTCGCCAAGGAAACCGGGCAGGCTGCTGCGTCGTTGGTTCCTGAAAACATCTCCAAGATGTGGTCCAGATGCCACGGAAACTGGCGAGCCGGCGCATCGTGGTTCATCAATCAGGATGTCGAAACCGCGTTGCGTCAAATGAAGTTCGAAGTCGGTACTGGTGGAATGCCTGCGTTCCTGCCACCGGGCGGAATGTCGGACTCTCCATATGCGACCCTGTTTGGTCGTCCGTTGATTCCGATTGAATACTGTCCAACTGTTGGAACTGTCGGCGACATCATCCTCGCCAACTTCCAGGCATACGGTGCAGCGATCAAGGGAATGACCGATACCGCGTACTCGATGCACCTGAAGTTTGATTACGCACAGACCGCCTACCGCGTGATCTTCGAAATCGATGGTCAGCCTTGGATGAACTCGGCAGTGACTCCGTTCAAGGGTAGCAATACCCTCAGTCCAATCGTCACGTTGGCAACTCGCTCCTAATTCGGGTCCGTCCCGTTTCGAATTCTCATTCAAGGAAATTGGCTATGTCTCAATACGATCTGTTGTTCAGTGGGCATCTGGTTAATGGGTTGTACCCAAAGGCCGATGCGTTTGACACGTCGATGACGACGGACTTCATCAATCTTGCGGGCTACGGAAAAATCACGTTTGTAATCCATACTGGTGTTGCCACTGGTGGGACCGCGAACGGAACAGTGAGTTTGCTGGCATCGGCTGTCGCAGCCGGAACGAGCACCACGGCACTCGCGTTCAAGTATCGCGTCTGTGCCTCGTCAACATCGGTTGATACGTGGGGTGCGTTGACTGATGCGACCTCCAGTGGTTTCAGCATGACCGCTGCGAGTAACTACCTGTACACCGTCGAGATTACGGCAGACGACGTTGCCGCCCAGATTGACGGCAAGCCATTCGTGGCACTGAAAGTCACCGAATCCAGCAACGATCCGGTTGTCGCTGGCGTTCTGGCGTTCCTGTCTGATTCGCGATATCAGCAGTCTGTTCCAGTCACCGCAATTGCCTGATAAGGAAACCAAATGACCTTTACATTCAAAGGTGATCAGGATTCCAACGGCGATTACGTCCTGGAAGACCTGTCGGGAAATGTGATCTACGCAAGATCAGCGGCGGTCCAGAACATCCGAACGCGATTCACAATCGCTCAGGTGAATGCTGGTGCCACGATCCTTGCGGCAATCGCGGGACACAAGTATCGGCTGGTCAGTTGCACGGCGACCGCTTACGGCGGGGCCGTTGGTGCGACAACGACAGTTGATGTTGGTGGAACGCAATCGGCATCGGGCGTCAAGCTCGTGGCCTATGCCCAGGCGTCGCTCACACAATCCGCTGTCCTCAAGGATGGCGGAACTGGTGCGGCGGTTTTGGCTGACGGTGCGAGCTATGTCGCAAACGATGCCAACACGGCTGTGACCATTGGCAAAACTGGGTCATCACTGACTGTTGCAACAGGCGTGGACATCAATCTCTGCTACGTCATTGAAAAGGCGTGATAAATGGCTGGGATGACGTTCACAACTGACCGAGGCTACGACGGTGACGGACAACCATCAGAAATCCGCAAGGTGATCTGCACATGGACTTCCGCCAGTGACGTAGCTTCGGGTGACGTGCGGTTGGTCGGGACGCTTGTAAAGGCGACGACCAACCCCGGAAGTGCTGCGCCAACCGACAATTACGACATCACTCTCACGGATGAGGATGGTGTCGATGTTCTCGCAAACTGCCAGAGTTCATTGGCAAATCGCGATACGACTACGAGCGAGGAAGTTTACTTTCTCGTAAAGGACGCAGCCCCGCTCGCACAGTCGATTCATCCTGTTGTTTGCAACACGATTACTGTTTCTGTCGCAGCAGCGGGCGATGCCAAAAACGGCGTGATCAATCTCTATCTGAGGGACTGATCGTGGGCGATGACGATACCGATTGCGTGATGGGTCGCATGCAGGCGACATGGGAATGTGTCGATCCTCCATCGGCAGAACCAATGTCGTTGGTCGAAGCCCGCATGCAGACTAATCGCGCGACAACTGCATCGGTTGATGATCCACTGGTACTGCGAATGATCGGTGCCGCACGGAACCAGGTAGAAGTCGATGCCCGTAGATCGATTTGCTGGCAGCGATGGAAACTGACGATCGATGAGTGGCCGGACATGATTCGCATTTATAAGTGTCCAGTCATCTCTGTTGAGTCGGTGAAATACACTGCGGTCGGTGGAACGCTCACGACGTTGGACACAACGGAGTATGTCGTCACGTATTCCGAACCGTGTCGAATTGGACGAGCGTACAACGTCTGCTGGCCACCGATTGCCGATCAAATTGGTGCGGTGGTTGTGACGTTCACGGCGGGGTATGTCGTTCCATTTACCGTCACCGCATCGACCGACGCTTTGACGTTCACGGACTACGAACCGACAAACGGAGCGTCGTTCAGGCTGTCAAACAGTGGTGGAGAGTTGCCAGGAGGGTTGACGACACGTCGAAAATACTACGTCGTAAATGCTTCCGGTTCGACGTGCAAATTGTCGCTGACGAGCGGTGGTGCAGCAGTCGATCTAACAACACAAGGAACTGGACTCCACTTTCTCGGCGAAGTTCCAGAAGCCGCGATGTTGTCAATGCGAAAACGTGTTGCGGTCGAGTTTGCAGATCGTGAAGGATCGTCCATCGCGGCGGATTGCGAGCGATCATACCTTCAGTCGCTGCGGGCGATTCAATACGGGGTGCTGTAATGCTTAAACAGTCACCACTACACAACGCAGCTGGCAAACGGAATACCTGGATCACGGTTCAACGTATGACGGATGCAGACGCAAACGATATTGGCGAAGTGTTGCCGGAATCTGCGGTGCTGTGCGAACGATGGGCATCGGCAAAGCCAACGAGCGGTCGCGAGTTTCAGGCTGCAATGGCAACACAGCCGCTGCTCAACGGAATCTACGAACTGCCATACGACGAGGTTACGGCAACGATCACTCCGAAAGATCGCGCGATGCTGAATGGTCGAGTCTTGAATCTCGCGGCGGTGTTCAACGAAGGTGAGAACAACGAAAAAATCATCCTCTGGGTTGTTGAACCCGTGGCGACATAAGGCGGTGAACGATGGTTGACGTAGTTGTAGACACGCTGGTTGTAACCGGCTCGGCACAATTCCGAGGCGATGACAATACGCGGTTTGGTGCCGGGTTCAACGGGTTCGCAACGACGGAAAATCGACAGACAGACAATGTTGTCTATCCGATTCCATGGGGCGATTGGCGAGTTTGGGACGCATACCAAACGACATTGCCGGGAACATCAGCGGCGGACGATCTCGGATTGTACGGCGGCACATTCGGCACAAATCAGCCGATACTGAAAACATACGACGTTAAGGCGGCGACGGCTCAAACGCTGCGAGCACGGGCAATGGTCGCATTGCCAGATCGGTACGTCTCCGGTCAAACGGTCACTGTTCGACTCGCTGCCGGGATGATTACTACGGTCGCAGATACATCCTGCACAGTGCTGATCGAGGCATACCGCATCGGCAAGGATAACTCGATTGGGTCTCAGATTTGCCCAACTGGTGCGGTCACGATGAACGCTCTCGGCGCGGCAACGAAAAATTTCACGATCACCGCGTCAACTCTCAATGCGGGTGACGTTCTCGATATTCGATTGTCCATCGCGGTCAACGATGCGGCGACAGGGACATCAGTTTTCGCGGCGGTAATGGGGGCGGATTTGCTCTGTGACATCCAAGGTTGAGTTCAATGTCTGGCGTCAAATTCACAACACTGATGAGCGGCGAGAAAGAGCTACTGGCTCTGTTGGGCGAACTTCCCGACAGAATCCAGAATCGCGTCTTTCGACATGCTGGCCGAAAGGTCGGGAATGCCATCGCTCAGCGTGCTGCGGCATTGACTCCGAAGCGACACACCAACGTCCACGGACCACGGCTGAATCGTCACCTGAAAGAATCGTTCATCAACAAGCAAAAGACATACAAGGCGACGGCAACGACGGTGAACATCGTCGGTGGTCAAACGGGATCGATGGGACACAACCGAATCAATCATCTGGTTGAAGAGGGAACTGAACAGCGATTCACGAACAGTCGGTCGAAGTACAAGACAGTGCAGCGAGGACTGATTACTCGAACTCGCAAGGTGAAGACAGCATCGGGCGGTTGGCGAACAGTCAAGACGCGCGAAATGTCGACGAAAAAGAAGTCAATCGGAAGTTTCGCACGCGGACCAGGTGCAAGACTCAATCGAGGTCGCATGCCAGCGTTTCATCAACTCGCGAAAGCAGTTGCCGAGACGAATGCAGCACGGATTTACGAAACGGAAATTCGTGCGGGACTGCAACGAATCGCAGACCGTAACGCAGCAGGTTGATTCAGCAGTCGTGCCAGTCGGGAAACCGCAGAGTTCGACGTGAATCACATTTAAGGATGTTCGGGACATGATCGCAGCCAGTGCAGTTGTCTGGAAGCTGAAAAGCGTGAATGCCATCACGGACATTGTGTCCACTCGCATTTACACCGGCAAAGCACCTGAAGGCGCGACACTCCCCTACATCTGCATCGACCGTACTCCGGGCCAGCAGTCGATTGGCGGTCATTCTCAAGGCCAAGGCAGCATCGAAAAAACGCCAGTAACTGTTTATTGCTTTGCCGACAAAGATACCGGTGGGCTCAAGCAGGCTGGCCAAATCGTCAGCCTTGTGCGTCCCGCTATCTGCCCAACATCAGGCGTCACGGGCTCTGTTCAATGGAATGGAACGTGGATCGACCATTGCACCGGCAAAGGCCAATACGCACACATCGAAAACCCACAGGAAGGTGACGAAGTCGGATGGCGAGCAATGGCTATCGACATCGACGTATTCCACCTGAATTGCCAGTAGGAGAAGTCATGTCGGAAGCAGCGAGGCAATATCCAAATCCATCAACATTCGCAGTGTACGAATGGCCCGAGTTCAAGGCGTTCATGTCGCGTCTCGGCGTATCGACAGAGCGTGTTTACGACATGCACATCCACCTGCCATATGAAGGAATCGTGTCGGTATCACTGGAACAACAGGCCACCGACACGACGTGCGAGCGATCTCCGTTTCAGCCTCCTCCAGAACAACCAGCAAAGGGACTGTGATCCATGTTACTCGCACACGCAAAAGCATTGGCAACGTCGGACGTCGAACGCGGCGGTGTCAAGTTTCCCAAGGACGGCCCATTCACGGATGAGCAGTTAGCCGCCGAGGATTGGGAGCCTGTTCGTGCGGAATGGGTGCCACCACCTCCACCAGAAGATTGCGGATGTGGTCCAGGGGTTCTTAACAAGGGGATGCCGTTCATGAAGTCAGAGTGGACAAACATTGTTGATGCGTCTGGAAAGCCAGTTTCGAAGCCAGTTCCGTTTGATGTGAAGTGAAATCAATTTGTCTCCGTTGCGGAGGGTCGGGATCACGGTTCGCTACCGCCCGACTTCCGCAGTGGAGGTTTTAACCAGTCGACACCGCAACGGGGATCATGAAAGGGATCTCCAATGGCCGACCAAGCATTTGCGCCGGGTACGATGTTCGGCATCGCGGCGACACTGACAACCAACTCCACGATGATCGGCAATATCGTCGGTATCGACACGCCACCGGAAATGAGCCGGGAAGCCATCGACACCACGCATTCCGGCTCAACAAACGGTTGGATGACGTGTATCGCGGGTAACAAGATCAATCCAGGTGAAATCGCGATCACCTGCCAGTACAACACCCAGTTGAACTACGCGACGTTGTTTCTGGCTGGCTGCGACACCATCACCGTCACGATGCCGAAGCGAGCGACAACATGCGGTGCGTCGCTACCGGGAACTGCGGCATCGTGGTCGTCCGCGTGCGTGATGACCAAGGTGTCACCAAAGTGGGAATTCGAAAGCCTTGCTGTAGTCACGCTGACATTTAAGTTGTCTGGAGCACCAACATTCACACCGGCGGCTGTCTGATTTTATTGGCTGGTTGTGCGCGTCACGGAATTTCCCGCCGCGCACCGCTGGCAACTCTTACTGAAGGAACTTGCGGAATGGCTCTCTTGACCAAGGAATTGATTGTCGCCACTGACGATACCGTCTATGACACAGTGTCTGTTCCAGAGTGGGGTGGTGAAGTTGGTGTAAGGTCGCTTTCTGGTGGCGAACGAACGGAACTGCGGCTGAAAGGTGAAGGCGCTCCATCATGGGACGCAATGGTGTGTGCTCTCGGCATTATTGACGAGAAGAGGGCAAATCTCTTCACCATCACCGAAACAATCATTTTGGCTAAGAAGCATCCGCTGGTTCTTGAACGACTCGCGCAACGCATCCTCGAACTGTCCACGCTGACTGCGGAGGCACGAGCAGAAGCGGCAAAAAAGCGAGCAGCGACCCAGACTTCGGATGGTGGTTCTTCTTTGCCAGAACAATAAACACCGGCTACGGAATGAGAGTCGATCTGCTCATGGCAAACACGCCGTCGTGGGTGTTTGAGCAGTGGAAGTTGGCATACGACTTGGAACCGTGGGGCGATGACTGGTTGCAAACTGGCGTGATTGCCCATGCAGCGTGTCAGCCACACATCAAGAAGAAAATGAGTGTCGAGGAATTCATGCCGAATCAGAAACGGCATGTCGGACTCACGGATGCGGCACAGGTGGAGCGACTGTTGGCGGGAATGTGCGGGGTGGCAGCATGAGCAAGAATGTTGGCGATCTGAGTTTCAATCTTTCCGCCAGATATAACGGCGATGGATTGCGGCTTGCTCGCACGGAATTGCAAAACTTCCGAGACGCTCTCAAGGAAATGCCGCAAGAACAAGCCGACTGGATGAAAGGTCTGTCGGCAAAGTCGAAATCTTTGAACTCTGGTCCGCAGGAGTCTTTCGACAGCACCGCCATTGCTGAGGAGAACCGACAAAAGCAACTTGACAAGGAGGTATGGGCGGCGAGGGCAAGACTGCTTGATGAACAGGTGCAAAACGAAACCGAGGCGGCAACGCGACGGCAAAAAACAGAATCTGTTCTGTCTCAGGCGAGAATTCTCAGCACGCAAAAGGAGGCTCAAGCTCTCGTCCAGAAATACAACAAAGCAGAGACAGACGCTCAAACCTTGGCTGCCGTGGAAAAGAATCGCCACCAGCAAGCAATGAACTTCATCTTGCAGGAGGGAGATGCTGCGTCGGGCCGTATGGTTGGCGGCATCAATCGAGGAAGCACGACCGCTGACAACAATCGGAACAATCGCGGATTCCAAGGCGCGCAGATTTACCAGCAACTTGGGTTCGGCCTGCAAGACTTCATGTCACAGGTTCAGAATTCTTCAAGTGGCATCGACGGTCTAGGCCGTGGCATCATGGCCGTCTCGAACAACGTTCAGATGATGGGCAGCGCATTCGGGCCAACTGGGCTCGCGGTGACGGCAATTGGCGGTGCGTTGATTGGAACGATTGTTCCAGCGGCCATCAAGTGGTTCGACGAATCGTCCAAGATTGAGGAAAAGACGAAGGCCACAAAGGCCGCATACGAAGCGTTGAAAGCAGAAATGCTTGGTGTCCGCGATGCTGCAAGGTTTGGCACAGGCAGTCAAGGGGCGTTCGACGCAAACAAGCAGATCGAATCACTGACAAACCAGATGTCATCTGCTGCTCGTGCATCCGGGATCATCAGGCGCAAGATCGAGGAGGAAATGGCTGGCGCGAACGATCAGCCACGAATTGAGGCATTGCGGCAAAACCTGAAGGAAGTAGCTAAAGAGTACGCGGACGCAGAAACTCGCCGCGATGTGCTGAAAGAACAGTACAAGGCTTCCGACCGCGCAACAGCGCAGCCGCGAGAGAAAGGCGTCAGCACAGCGAAAACACTGGCGGATGAGCGACGTCAGGCTGAACTGCAAGAGATGGCTGTTCGTGACCGCATCATGGAAGAGTACAAGACGAAAGAGCAAGAGCTAATCAAACTGAGGATCGGCGGCGCATTGTCCGTCGCGGAATTCGAAAAGGCAAAATCCGATGCCGCCGCGAAGAGGGATATCGACCTGCGAAAAGAGGCACAGTCGGAACTTGAACGGCAAAACAAGGAGTATGCGGACAACGAAAAGGCGACTATCACGGGGCTGATTCAATCCGAGAACGAAAAGCAATTCGGCATCAGTGAAAACCTCGACGCGATGAAGAAACTCGACCAGACGCCAAACGGTTCATCGGCCGCAAACGTGCGAGGAACAGGTGCAGCAGTCTCGGCCATCAATCGCGCCATCGCAGGCACGAACTCCGAAGAATCCGACCGCAAGAAGCAAATCTCCGAAGAATCCGACCGCAAGAAGCAAATCAAGGTTCTCGAAGATCAGTTGAAAGTGTCGCAGAACATTGAACGGAAACTGAATCTGCAAAGGGCGGCACTGTAATGGCGATGATTACCGCGAACACTACTGAAGATCGATGGCAGCGACGGGCGCAGGAGTCGTTGCAAGACGGCATCACTGGGACGCGCGTATTTCTGCTGTACTCGGATTCCATGTACGAGGATGAGGGTACGGTTCTCGCGGCATGTCCAGTATCGATTGGAGATTCGTTTCCTGGAACGCTGACATGCCGATGCGTATCGAGAACACCGGAACTCGCCTCGAAAGATGACTTCTCACAGTTCAAGGT